TCCCAAGGAAGCGAAGTAGCAGGATTTAATTCGAAGTCGGTGATGTTGTACTGAAGTGGATAGTCAACAGGGATCAGAGGACTGTTATAATCAACACCAGAGAGACGAATCATATGACGAAGACCTGTGGGCGAGTTTTGTCCACGAGTGGTCTGTGATACGATCACAAAATTTGAGATGTTGGTTGCTCCAGTGTATGCAGACAATTGAACCGTCTGACGCTGATCAGGAGCAATCGTAGTCATCCCCGTGGTCGGGTCATCATCTGCTAGAGAAGCCAAAGCACCATTCCACTGTTCGTAAGCACCGGCTGATATTGGACGCAGCAGATTCAAACGAGCATTCCGAGTGTCACCATCGGCAACGATGATTTCGCTGATGTGTTGAATATCACTCAGTGAAGACGTGAATGCACACCCCAAAGAGAAAGTGACTGGAGCTACATAGTTGTTGGGGTTTGAATTTATCAAAATAGTCAAACCTAGTGCACCATTGACGTACACTTTTAGCTCGATCTTCAGAGGAGTGACTGTGTACTTGATGTCAAGGAATCCAATTTTATTATTGGTCAACAGGATCGAGGACGTGTCAGTCAGGCTGGTGTTCCCATCATAGGCAAAACCAACGATACCATATTCGGGGGTATCATCTTGCTTGCGAAGCGTAACCAAAGTGTTCCCATAAATATCATAGCAACGAAATAGGATAGGGGAGTCATAGCGAGAAGCATCACCCGAATTGTATATCCGAAAGTGGAACCATGTCTCTTCACCTTGAGACGGAATAAACTGAGGAGAGTTCAAAGTCTCATTGTTGCTCATGGCAATGGAATAAGGGACACGAGAACTATCGAATGTCCCTGAAACAGAACCCGCTACTGCTGTTGGCCAGTGGGCAATGTTGTTTGAAGCGAAGAGGATTTTAGGCATGAAAGTATTCCTTATACTTGGTTTCAGTTTTCATCTTTGAACATCTGTACAACAATCTCATCAATAAAGACATCTACATCAAAATTAAGAGTTCCTAGAAAACCCATAACGATGCGAATCTTTCGAGTCAGTACAGGGAGATTTAAAAGAGAAGTGTAATCGTTAGTCCAATTATCATTCTGTAGAGGAGCGTAACTCAGACTACGTGAGTTAAGAACAACATCTGAAGCATCCAGAAATTGAATTTGTCCAGTTGCTCGATGATCAAAGAAATGTGAGTAGGTATCAAGTCGATAAGATAAACGACTATAAATGATACCAGCATCAATGTCGGCAATCAATCCTGAGTCCACATCAACCACTTGGTTCATGTAGGAGTTGTTTTTACCAGCAAGGTCTGAAGAAAAGTACCAAGGTCTATTTGAATATGGAATACTTGTACCCTGAACAGCCGTAGATCGAGCAACAATAGTACCAGAGGTGACATTCCATCCTGTCATATCACCAGTCTCAGCACTAAAGTTGATTAAAGGAAGATTCGCCAAACGAGTCGGTTGCCAAATAGTGTACACATCCAAGTTGTGCATGTAACCACCGTTGCCCGGTCCAAGACCTGAAATTGTAACAACAGTATGACTCATCATGTCATTACGGAGTTCAACATCCATACCTGAAGTGATCATGACAATTTGTTGCTGAACATCTGTGCGCTGATCCATTGAGATACCAGTCGTGATCAGGGTATCCACCTTGAAGACATTCTGTTGGTTCTTTTGAGTCAGACCTGTGATGGCAAAGTGAGAATAATCCCAGTTGTTGATTGGTTCAATCAGTTCAGCAATGATTCCGTTGGACTCACCAACAGCTACACCAAGGAAGTTCACAGCCGTGACTTCACAAGTGATCACTAAAGCATCGAAAGCCAGAATGGTAGTCAAGGTACTACGGGTCTCTCCATTGATGGAAGAACCGTTGACTTTCCATTGATAGAAAAGCTGAGCTTGGGGAGAAGCATCAATGACACCGGGATTACAGGTCAGTACAGAAGGGATTTGAAGCAAACCAGTAATGGAAGGTTGAACAAAAAACGTGGGAGCATACCGAACAATAGACACAGCAGAGCCTTGACCAAACATCGAAGTATGGCCACGTTCTCCTTCCATGATTGAGGGATTGATATGACGGACATCAATTTGACGACGGTCCCATTCGTCTTGAGTGTTCGTTACAAGCATAGCTTATCCTTTGCGAAGATCACCAGCCACGGAGAAAGTCGCATTACCCGTTGCAAGAATTCGGATGTCAGGCATGTTGGCTCGTGGGAGACGAACAACGTTTGAAGCCAGAACAGTGTAAGACGCTTCTGATGGGGTAAACCACACATCATTCTGATCTTTGACCTGAAACTGAACATCTCCAGAGTTTACGATGCAAGTGATGTTCAGATCAACCGCAGCAGGCCCAGCCGCATACGAGATGACATTTTCACCAGATTGCTCAGCGGAATCAGCAGCCGTGTACCAAACAGGGGTGCAGACATAATTGGTTGTACATGTTGCCATTTTGTTGCTTTCCAGTCTAAGTTCAGGTTATAGGCGAACCATTGAGATCACTTAACACACTATAAGGTAATCAGGCAATGCTGACACTTTGCGCCGTTCAAGAGACTCTTCCTGCACAGCATCGACAGAATATCACTCAGAATATGGTTGACCAGCTCAACTCCCTTTCAAAGGATCCTGAAGAAGCCCGATATATCCGGGATAACTTTGTGACTTTCTCACAGGTTTTGCAAGAAGGTCGATACAAAGTCGGGGACTATGTGCGAGCTGTCATGTACGTCTCACACAAAGTGATGGGAAAGACAAATCTCGATGCCTACAAAACGACCTTCCCTGATCGTCATGCAAATATGGTCAATGCTGGGAAAGCAGCAAAAGACATCGCATCCATTGTGACTGCGTACAACAAAGGCATGTTGGTGACAAAGATCATGGAGCGAGCCATGGTTCCCACTTGGATTCTAAATCAGGATGTTTTCCAAGAAGCTATCAACACTCAGTATGAATTGATGATGGATACAGATGTATCTCCCAAGGTTCGAAGCGACGCAGCGAACAGCCTGTTGACTCACCTTAAGAAACCAGAAGTAGCAAACAAGGCAGAAATCAAGATCGACATTGGTCTCAACGATGGTATGGCTGCCCTTGAACGAAGCCTTGTAGAAATGAGCCGAAGACAGCTTGAACTGATTGAGCATGATCCTAATGTCTCAGCAAATGACATCGCGTCCATGAAAATGAAGACGGTAAATCCATGACCCAAAACGAAGACTTCATCCCAAAGAAAACAGTAGATGACTATCTCAACGAAGTAGACTTCATGATGCTCAACAGCCATGCTGGGTATATTCCCAGTGAGTTTTCGTTGAAATTTATGAACTTCATCAAATTGGTCAACGGAGAACAAGGCGAAGATAACAAAACACCGGTTATGCACTTGGCCATGTTGGACAAGCTGGCCGGGAAAGAGAAGAAGATCGCCAATCTTTGTGCCCGAGGTACTGCGAAGACTACTCTCTTCATGGAGTATTTGGTTCTGTATCTTGCTATGTTTGGAACACTGCCAAACTTTGGTGTGGTCACAGGAATGTTGTATATCTCGGACTCGATGGACAACGGTGTGAAGTCGGCACGTAACTCTATCGAGTTTCGGTACAACAACTCGGAATTCCTCCAAGCATGGATTCCCTATGCAAAGTTCACAGAGAATTATCTGGAGTTTGAGAACAAGCGTAAACACCGATTAGGTGTAAAGATGTTCGGTGCCAAATCAGGTATCCGTGGTACGAAAATCTTCGGTAAGCGACCTGTGCTGGCTGTCATGGATGATTTGGTTTCAGATGCTGACTCGAAGTCAAACACAGGAATGGAAGCTATCAAGGACACGGTTTACTCCGGAGTTCAGTACGCTCTCGATCCCACACGCAATAAGATGATCATGAACGGGACACCGTTCAACAAGAACGACATCGTGTATGAGGCAATTGAATCAGGGGCTTGGCACGTCAACGTGTGGCCGATCTGTGAGAAGTTTCCATGCAGCAAAG